ATACTTAGGTCTCCTTAGTGTTTTACGAAGATTAAGTTATAGCAGATAGTTAGGGGGTTGTCAAGAGTCTAGGTTGTCCGTTTTGCAACTTTGGTCAAAACGTTTCTCTTGTAGGGTAGGCTTGTTGAAAATCTTTTCTGAATGGCACACTTGGCATTTAGGATTACCGCAGTCTAGTGCATGATGCTTTGCAAGCCTATGCGGCTGCTTTAACAGATGAGTCAATCCAAATGCTTTAGCAATACGCATTTGCTTTTTAATTACGTTTGCAGTATGCTGAAGGCGCTTTGCCCTCTTGTTGCGGTCGTCGCTCACTTGTTTCTCGTGTTTGGTGTTTGTGAATTTTTTTGTTTGTTGGCAGCTTCTTGCTGTTGCTGCCTTGTCCAGCCCATTCTTTTTATATTACCGGACTCAATAACCCGTTGAATCAGTTTTTTGCCGGAACCCATATTATTCAAATCCATCAGTATCTCTCACTATCTATATACTTATCACGTTGAAACATAATTAAGTTTCTTCTTTTTATAATCTTCAATGAAGTCTATCTTTGATTGAAGAGGTGGTCTGACTCCTCCCAAATCTCTGTATGACCCTAGCATATCTTTATCATCTTTGCCGTATACATACCATTCATCCATACGCCAATGGTCTACGCCAAAGTCCATGTAGTCTTCTTTGCCCCATACATTATTTGCAATCCAAAGAATTGCATCACGTTCGGTCATGCCTGTATTACTTTTCCAATGATATAATAATATAGTAGGCGCGCAGTTACGCATAAATGACTTAATGTAATATTTTAATTCAGGAACAACATTATTACTTTGGAATATCCTCTTTAGATCAGGATGAGATTCATCTAGCATAATCTCATCTGTCTCTACTAAACTATATCCTTGCTTTTCATAGGATGAGGATAAGGTACTTTGTTTAACATTATTATGTGTGCTAGTGATAAACAACGGAGCAAAGCTTAGGTGATTTGTTTTCCAATGTTCATCACACCACTTTTTAGTTTCGTTTAATGTTTCTTCTGTTTCGTATGGCAATCCTGCAATAAGGCTAATAGTGCCACTGTAATAACCATTATGTTTCATGATATAATCTTTAGTGTCAAGAATAGCTTGTTGAATTTTTGCTGGGTCCATTCCTTTACCGGCAGCAGATGCACTAGGACGATGAAATGATTCTACTCCGTAAAACTGCCCATTGAACTGCATTCTAGCTAAATGTTCTATATCTTGCGGTCTTGTGTGCAACAGGTCTGCCCTAATATATCCACCAAAATTTGGTTTAAAAGGAAGTTTCTCTACAACGTCTGCATACTTGATGATCTTTTCGCTGTGGTCGTTAAACGTTTCATCTGCGATTGAATATCGGTGAATCCCATAGCTATCATAGTTTCTCATCAAATTATCATGGAAATCTTCGGTGCATCTAGTGTGGTCATCTTTCACTCCTAAAATCGGATAGGTGCAAAACGAACACTTAAATCTGCATCCGCGGCTAGTTTCCATAGTTACGGCTTCGAATGGTTGTAGGAAATCTCTCTTTTCATAATCGATAGAAAGATTTCGCATTGGATAAGCAGGATAGTCGTGAAGTGCGTGAACTGTTCTTCTTTTATTTCCTTCTTTATCGATTACTTCTTCTTTATACTTTGCAGTACCTTTTAAGATTTCAAGTATAGCAAGTTCACCGTAACCCACTACCATGTAATCAGCAGGAATCAAGTGTACATTATGAAACTCTGTAGAACCAGTAACAATCAATATATCAGGATATGTTTGCTTCAACCACGTAAAAGAATAATAAAGGGTTTCAGTATTCATGTTGAATATTGCACCCAAACCAACAAACTTAGTGTTAGCATTCACTCGTGATTTTATAAGTTCTTTGAATTCTTCAAACGTCCAACTTGGGGCGAAGTCAATAACTTCAACATCAATTCCGTTCTGTCTAAGAAATGAAGCGATTCGGTGTGAACCGGCATGGCGGCGCACGGAACTAAAATTAATTCCGTGCATATCACTCGGACGAGAAGGCTCATCCGAGTTTATCATCCCTCCAAAAATTAAACCGTTGATTCTCATCAAGTGTATTTAATGTCGGGATTACTTAGGATTTTCATTATCATATTGTTACGGACGATAACCTAAAACTAAAAGTCCCACACCGATTGCAGCATAGAACGAGAGTTGAAGGAAACCAAAATTCTTATGAATCCAATACATTTTACATTTATCCTTAAACGAGTTCTTTTTCATAAAGTTTGAATCCAAATGTGTCACATACATAGATGTTACCGTTGATAACAAAGAGGTCACCAATCATTGAACTACGATGACCATACTTGCGACCACCGACAGTCATGAGCGGCATGATAACTTCAACGTTTTCGCTGAAATCTTCGTTATGCTCACCGTCTTCAAAAGTCGGTCCCATACTCCATGAACCAAAAATGTTCTGTGTGCGAGTAAAAGCATATTCACATGCATCCATATCCGCTTCTTTGAAGCCCACTTGGTGCTTGGGGACATTCACGAGAGCAACAGTGTCCATTGCAGATGTTGCAGGGTCAAAATAGATAACTTTAACTTGCATTTCGTATCTCCGTTTTCACAGCTTATAATTAACACTACACTAGTTTTGGGTAAGAGTCAACCGAAAAATGACCTAATCAGTCAAACGGTACGTTTTTATCTTGCTTTTTACCTGTATAGTGGTCATCGGATACGCAGATAGTCTTTACGGGCCCTTCACGAACTTGAGCGGGATATTGTTCAGCTACCAATTCACACATAGTCTTATTGCTAAGTTGCATTTCTTGCTTAGACAGATACTCTCCCTCAGGAGTGAGGAAGAAGACAATGAGCCAAAACTTCACTGGTCAAGTCCACGCTGAATGCGATAGTCTTCATCGCTAGTGCAATAAAACTGCGCCTGCAAATCGCTGTTGACGATGGTCTTAGCCACTTGTCCGGCAAACTCTACGCACTGCTCTTTGTTAGCAGACTCATAGATATCTTTAGCAACAAACTCGCCTTCCTGCGTGAACAGGTATACAATCAACCAAAAACTCATTACTTATACTCCTTAAACCACTTGAGAACATTCTGTTTATTCTTATCAAAGAACGAAACATCCATACCAAAATGCTTCTTACTCTTGAAAATCTTGCCTTGCCAGGCATAGCCGCCAGCATTTTTGGGACGATACGTCCACTTAAGCTGACCTATAACTTCACCATCACACTTGATAGCAAAGGTATGGAACTTTTCATTTCCGAGGTCAGCAAAACCGTCACGAACTTTTGCAAGAGTCCACATAGACAATCTCCTTAGCGAGGACGATAGGGGCGGGCACCTTGTTCATCAAGATAAACAGTGCGACCATCAGCAGTGCGAACGATGATGTCCTGAATCATTTCCTCAGGATCATTAGTAGTGTCCATATAGGCGCCAACAATCAGAACTTCGTTGCCCTGTGCATCATAGCTATAACCTTGAACCATATCACCGACTTGAAACATTTGATATCTCCGTTTTCTCAGCTTATAATTCACTATAGCAAAATGGGTAACCAATGTCAACCGTTTATTTTAAAAAAGATCAACTTTTTCCCAAGGGAGATACGATTTTCCAAAGTGTCCGTAGTTCGTAGTGGAACTATAGATTGGTCTAAACAGGTCAAATCTTTCAATAATACCCTTAGGAGTTAAATCTACATTCTCTAGAATATACTTTTCTAAGTCTTTGCTTTCACCATCACTGTCAACGTAGAAGCTAGTTGGTTCTTCAACCCCGATTGCATAGCTAAGCTGAATCTGTGCCCAAGTTGCTTTGCCGCTTGCTACAATATTATTAGCAATATAACGAGCCATGTAAGCAGCACTGCGGTCAACCTTTGTCGGATCCTTGCCGCTGAATGCGCCGCCGCCGTGTGGTGCTGCGCCGCCATATGTATCAACGATAATCTTACGCCCAGTAAGTCCAGTGTCACCGTCTGGTCCTCCGATCACGAACCTACCTGTAGGGTTAATCAAGAACTTAGTTTCTTTGTCAATCAAATCTGTTGGTACAACAGCACGAATAATCTGTTCAATACCATTACGAACTTCGCTGATATCAACGTCAGGGTGATGCTGTGATGAGCAAACAATCTTATCAATTCTGTTGATTGTACCATCGTCATTATATTCAACGGTTACTTGACTCTTGCTATCAGGTCCCATCCAAATTTGACCGTCATTCTTTCTCAAATGAGTTAGGGTCTCTACAATCTTATGACTATAATAGATTGCTGCTGGCATGTTGTTTTCTGTTTCGTTGACTGCATAACCAAACATCAATCCTTGATCACCTGCACCGAAATTATCAGTACCTAATGCAATGTCTGGACTTTGTCCGTGCATCAAATTGATTATGTCAGCGGTTTGCCAATGAAATCCTTCCTGTTCGTACCCAACATTTTTGATCACTTTACGAATTATGTAGTCTAAATCTAGCGGATCAATTTCGCCTTTAAACTCGCCAGCAACAATTACTTTATTAGTTGTTACTAACGTTTCACACGCACATCGTAATGCTGGATCCAAATTACTCATAACCATATCTAATACACCATCACTGATGGCGTCGGCTATTTTATCTGGGTGACCTTCGGATACTGATTCACTGGTAAACAGGTATGACATATTATTTCCTTTATTAAGAATTATAGAATATTTTGCAGGGATTTGCAATGTGTTTTGGGTTAATTAATCCAACAATCGCAGTTACATTCAATTACACGCTCAATAGCTTCGTTTACTGAATATACTGCCGGGTATAGAGTACTCCCGGTATAGTCTGAATCTACTTCAAAAGGAATATCTGTAGCTAATTGCTCCGGAGTAGAAATGATAATTCTGTCCGGTCTAACAATTGGATTTAGTGAAGAAGGAACTGTGGGTCCTACCACCGCAACCGAAACTCCATTTAAAATAGGAGTTATGTCTCCCGGTGACGTTGTTCTTGTGGTTAAAAATTCCCCAATCAAGGTTGAGTCAGAGGGGAAATACGTGCCATTGGGTCTAGGAGTAATAACACGATTGCCAAGCTTATTTGTAGGCCAACTTGCGGTAGTAAAGCCGGTTACACCTACAAGAACATTTCCGTATGTTCCCGGATCCTCTTTGACTATATCAATAATAGGACTTGTAATTGGGTTATTGATAGCCGCTGGAATAGTTCCATTAGTAGTAAGTGTTTTCTCATCCATGAGAGACATAGTATCTGCAATATGATTATCTAACGGAATTCCAGCAGAAATCAATCTAATTTGATTTCGTTCTTGTCTCATTTGAACTACCGCGCTTTGTCCGCCCAAAGTGTCTAAATTACAAATTGCTTCTAGTGTTTGTGCAGACATATGCGGTTTAGTATCTTGTGCGATAGTAGGAATAGAGTCAACAAACGAATTGATAGTCGATGGATATGGATAGGCAAATAAATCTTTAGGTACTGCTACCGGTGGCAATGCAGTGTACCTAGCTCGTTGTTCAATAACCAATTGACCACCTAATATATTCCAATACGTGTTCAATAACTGAGTTACTTCTAAATTATTCTGAGAAATTAATGAAATTTCTGCATTAGCTAAGTCAATATAATTCTGTACTACTTCATTCATTGGACTTGGCCAGCCGGTTGTACCGGCTGCGGCGTTTGTTCCGCCACCGTTTGATGTAGGCGGGGCCTCTATTGTTACGGTCGGCAGAGTAGTCGTGTCAGTTCCTGAGCTGGTTAGCTCTACTGAGGTCACTCTACCAAACAAGCCGCCGCCATTTGATCCAACAAGAAAATCATCAGTTTCTATAGTAGCAGTAGCAGTTGCTCCACTGCCACCGTTAATAGAAATAGTAGGTGCTGCTGCGCCGCCTCTACCATATCCTCCACCAAGATCAGTAAGCGTAACACCTGTAACATTATAATATGTAGTGAATACAGTTGGAGGAGATTCAACTACATAAGAGGTATACTGCACACTAACAGTAGCCGGTTTCCATGACACTGCTAAAAATAAGTCACGATATATCGATTTTAATGTATCAGTTTCTGCCTCTAGCATTCTATTATATAGGTTTTCCCATGGATAAGGAAGACCGGACATAGAACCAAAGAAATCTGACATAGTATAAGTGCCATATGGTCCCGAACCTAATGCTTCTTTTAGTTGTAAGCTGTCGATTGCCTCTTGACTAGTCGGCTTACTTGTTCCACTGACAAGGGGAAAATCAATAGTGCTTTCTAAGGACTTGACTGCTCTAGCGAACTGTTGAATGTCTGCTCTATCAATGTTTCTGATTTGGCGCATAGCAAATGAGAACGCGCCGGCAGCAACTGCTTGTTCTAATGGTATTACGCCACGTAGATACGAACCAAATCCTTTGATTAACGCTACTGTATTATCTACTGATTGAATACTAGAAACTGCTGAGGGAACATTATTAGGTGTCTGCGCTCCTACATAAGTATCCATATCAGGACTAGTTAATGCTGGATTTAATCCTCCGAAGATATACAAAGGATAATATGTTTTACTATTAGTGGGGAGTCCTAATTCACCGTTGTACTTAGGAACAGTTAATGATTGATAGCTGTTAGGGAATAGTTTTTTTACATCAAGTAAATCTGCTAAGCTTTCTAAGCCCTCTATTTGACATTGTAGAGGTGCTATTATATCGCTAAGGTTTTCACCAACCATAATTAAGAAGGCGCTGTAAATTTGTCGTTCTTGTGTTTTTGTGGGGGACTGTAGTTTTCCAGATACTAGTTGCTGCAATTCAGTATTTTCTAACCCTGCTGACAACAATGCTAATACTAAATCTGGTATTACTGCGTTGTTTTCTCCTAATATTTTTAATAGAGACGAGGGTAATCCAAAAGAAGAAATATCACTTAGATTAAGAATTTTTCCTAAATTTTCTAAATCCTGACCAAATTCTTTATTTGCTAAATTTACACCAAATACATCAGCACTGATCAAATCGTCCATGTTACTGAATGTGCCGTCCAAAAACGTTTTTGCATTTTGGTTAGACATAACAGTTTGGCTAACACTTTCTACAAACGACAATGCAGACAGAAAGGATGCCAAAAACTCCGGATATTCCGGATTAGCTGCTGATACTTCTCCTCCATTCCAATTGAATTCATTCCATGCTTGTAATGCATGTAGTCTAATATATCCCCATTGAGTGACGGCTGCATTCGGGTTGGAACTATCATATGGCAACCAGGTTGCTTCCTGACCCTGATTAGTAGCACTCGTAATGCTATATCCAGAAGTTGCAGGTCCGGGCAATGCACCGGAGACACCCTGCTGAATTCCGTACTTCTCTGAAATAGATGGGGTCACTGAATCTGCAGGTCGTGCCCATATACCAGCTGGATCAATCGCAACATATGAGGCTGGTTTTGAGTTACCTAACGCAGGAATTGATGCTGACCCTATTGCAATAAGATTATTATAAACACCAGATGTCACTAGAGTTCTTAGATATGCATCATTGATTGCCCAAGTGAGCATTCTTAAACATGTTCCGCTAACTAATGTGCCAAAAGTGTAATCGGTATTTGTTTTACTAGCACCCATATAAGATGCTGCTATAGGATTGATTGTTAAACCCTGATTTTGTAGATAAGAACCAACTACGTTAATTCCAAGCGGACTTTGTGTTCCAGTATCAGCCATATTATTTTTAACTCACAAATACAGTAGGGCTACCCTGTATTATCGGGTGACCGCATGTGGTGCTTGACCCAACTCTTAATACCGGAACACCTTCAGCAAATACAGTTGGGCTTCCAGTAAGGGTTACCGATGCTTTATGTGGACCACCGGCAGGGTGAGGAGTTATTTTACTTACGTGCAGTCCAACCGGACGATTGTTAGCGAAGACAGTCTTTGCTCCTCTAATAATCTTTCCGCCGCCCGTGTTAATATCGCCTATTCTACTTAGTGGTTTTCCCATATATCATCCTAAAATTAACTTCTTGTCCGGGACCACTAAACCAGTAGTAGCCTCAATATACTTTACCTTAACACTGTCATCTGTCAATGCAAAGATAGTTACGTTATTAATATTTAGTCTTGCAGGATCCTTTGGATCTGCGGTAAACATGCTCTGTATCAATCCCAATCCTTGGGGACCGGGGGCAACTGATACTGGATCCTTTAAGGATAGATAATTATCTTGAATATCAGTAACTTTTCCTACAACTTCTTCACCGCTCGTGAGCTTGAATGTATAGGTTTCTCCAACTTTAATTGTCATATTTTTTTTCTTTCTTATGCTGCTTCTGCTAAAAACTTAGCACGAAGTTCTGTAAATCCACCGACGAGTTCTCCGTCGAGGAAAATCTGAGGTACGGTACGTGCATTAGGAACTGCTTCAAGCAAGTCTTCCTTAGTGTACCCTTCACCAATCTTCTTTTCTTCGTATTCAATACCCTTCTGTTCTAGAAGTGTCTTTGCCTGCACACAATAGGGGCAGTGATCCTTTGACCATACAATTGCTCTCATTATTTTTCTCCTTATAAATTCGGTAGTTCATCGTAATCTAGTGAATCACTCATCACTCCGATTACATATGAGGTTGATTCTGATTCTTGAAGTGCAGTTTGCTTCTTACTGGTATCCATATGCTTGTTGAACCAAGGAATAGGAGTAGTCTTTGGCGCTGGATTCCAATACTTAATACCAATCTGCTTAAGAGCGTCTACGGAGTTGTAGTCAACGAAATCCATCATAATCTTTTCGTTGAGACCGATTACTGGACCCTTCTTAAAGAGATATGCAGCCCACTCTTTTTCTTCACGAATTACATCTTCGTAAATCTTACGAACTTCATGTTCACAGTCAATCTTTGCCTTAGCAAAACGAGGGTCTTCTTTGATAACCTGATTAATCATCCAAGCAGTCCACTCTTTGTGCAAGAGTTCGTCTTGTAGAATCAAACTGATGATATTGCCATTACCCATGAACATCTTATTTTCGACCATTGCGAGACTTGTAGCGAACGATACCATAAAGCGGAAAGCTTCAAGAGCATAGCTTGCGTGTAGAGCTAGCCAAATTGCTTCAATATGACGCTGCTCATTTACCTTCATTCCCAATTCTTTTTGACAATTGATTAGGTGAAGTGCATCGTAATACTCACCTACGCTTGAAGCCATGTTAACGATTTCAGCAGTGTCATGAATTGTGTTGAACACTTCTTTAGGAACATTATAGATGTTGCGAATGATGTGACTATATGAACGAGAGTGAATGTTAGTCTCAAAGAAACTCCAGTTACTCATGATAGCTTCAAGTTCAGGGATAGAACAGACAGGAGTAAAGACCTGTGCTGGCGCTCTGCCCTGCAATGAGTCAAGTGCAGTCTGTCTAAGAACATTGCTAGTAAAGATATGAGCAACAGCTTCACTTGCATCCTTCATATCATTAGCATCTTTAGAGAGATTGACTTCTTCCGGAACCCAAAAGAATCCACGGGCTGATTGCTCAATCTTCTGTAGCTTTTGATACTTGACTTCTTCAAACCGCTGAATGGTTACAGGGCCTGCTGGGTCAAGAAACATCTTACGCTGTAGATAGTCTGTTTTTGTTGTTAAATTATATTGTGCTTTACTCATAGTTTGCATGCCTCACAATCACCGTCATCTTCAAAGAAGTCAATAACTTCTAGTGGTGCTTCATCTTCTTCTTCTTTAGAACCCTTCTTGTTAATCAAGCTGTAATAGAGAGTCTTAATTCCCCACTTGTGTGCAAGCATCAAGTTCTTTGCGATAAGGGTAGTTGGAACTTTTCTATCAGGGAAGTGAGCAGGATTATAGAATGTGTCAGTGCTGATTGACTGATCCATATAAGCAGCAAGAACAGCAGAGGTCTTGAGATAACCTACGCAATCTGTTTGGTCCCACATAAGCTGATACTTGTTCTTCAACTTCTGATATTCAGGGACGACCTGAATGAACGACCCAGCCTTACTTTCCTTTACAGAAATCAAACTCATTGGCATTGCGATTCCGTTAGTAGAATTGATAACTACCGAGCTTGATTCTACTGGAGCAATTGCGCCAACTGTAGCATTACGCACACCGTACTCTACCATGTCTGCACGAAGCGTGTCCCATTCAAGTTCAGGAGTAAAGTCAGCTAGTTCGTTAGCTCCATTTGAGCGAAGCTCCCAAGAGAAGATTCCGTTACCATAACGAGTCTTGTCACTGTCTAAGCACTTACCACGTTCTTTAGCAAGTTCAACATTGGCTTCCATCAAATAATATGTTTGATGTTCTGCCCAACTCTTTACGTCTTGTAGTGCTTCTGATTCGCCGTACTTGTATCCACGTTTGGCATGCCAGTATGCAAGATTAGTTACGCCGATACCAATTGGTCTAATCTCATCGTTTGACAGCTTAGACTGAATTGACAAGAAGTCCTGATAATCAAGAATGTTGTTTAGACTGCGCAATAGAATCCGACATGCTCTACGCATATCTTCTGGATTTCTAAACGCACCCCAATTCATACTCCCGAGGGTACAAAGTGCGATTCGTCCTGCAGGATCATCTAGACGCTTGAATGACTTTGTGGGAAGAAGGATCTCGACACAGAGGTTTGATTGATAGATTGTATGATACTCAGGGTCGAACGGACCTTGATTCATAACGTTGTCAATGAACACAAGATAGATTCTACCTGTGTCAGTGCGTTCCTTAAGAATGCCTCCCTTAAAGACTTCCTCAGCACTCATTACCTTCTTACGTAAATCCTTACGCTTTTCATACTTCACATAAAGTTCTTCAAACTTTGCTGTATTTTGATAGAATGCTTCATACAAATCAGGCACTTCGTTTGGATCAAAGAATGTGATATTCTCTTTGTTCTTGAACCGCTTCCAAAAGAATGCACTAAGAACAACACCATAGTCCATGTGACGAACACGGGTTTCTTCGGTGCCCTGATTGTTCTTGAGAACGATCAAGTCATCAAACTGATAGTGCCAGATAGGATAGAACACAGTAGCCGATGCATTACGAATTCCGCCCTGTGAGCAAGAACGCAAGTC